GAAAAAGATGGCGCATTCGGTGAAATTGTTAACCATCAAAATGTTACTGCAATAACTAATTCATGGGTAAATGGAAAAAAAGGTCCAGGTGTTAGAGTTTTAAACCAACCTTTATCTAATGAACCAGGGTGTGTTAGAGTATACTATTTTAATGATAATCCGAATGGATTTTTAAATAAAATGAATAGTGCGGTTGTACCTCCATTTGCATATAGTTTACATACTGTACACTCAAGACAACCTCAATTTGCTAAATTTTTACAGGATGACCTGGACAATATTCATGGTGTAAACTATGGTATTGGTCCACAATATCCTCCTGGTGTATGATATATATTTTATATCATGGTACTGTTAATTAATTTTCACCATAGTGATGGTTATTCATATACTAATTGTAATCAATCTGCCCTAGGTTCACTTTCCGATAATGGTAGTGAACTTACCTGACGGATTTCCAAAAGAAAGGTACAAGACAATAGTCGTGGAGGTTACGATATTCCTTCATCATTGTTTATGGAGTGACCGGTTCGTGTAGAGTACAATTTTATATGACTAAGCTTACATCTACCTATTAATAACGCGGTTAAACACGCCTACAACTTTGTTTCAAATATTGACTCATGGATGGGAATACCTCAGATTATCCTAAATAAGTTCAAACCGTTGAATTAGGTCCATAAATTAGGACTCATAAAATTTGTGATATTATTCCAATACATTAGAATAATAACCTAATTATATATAGAATGATAATTATATAAAAAATTCAAATGAAATAAGTCTAATGACCGTCAACGTAGACAACCACGTATTGTTGATTAAAACGGTTCAAATTGCGCCATTCCGTACCCTGATTACGGCTCTAAAAGATATCTTGATAGAGTCCAACATTACCTTCCAAAAGGATGGTATGCGCATTATCAACATGGACAAATCCCATACCATCTTGGTCCATCTACACCTGTTGAGCGAGAACTTTGAGTTTTACGAATGTAACCGCGAAAAAATTATTGTAGGCGTCAACATGTTTCATTTGTTCAAGTTGATTAGTACTATTGACACCGATGATACGTTGTCTATCTACATTGAAAAAGAGGATTACAACGACGGGATTGTAGAAAATCTGGTGCTGAAATTTGAAAACAAGCAAAAAGAGCAATGCAAAATTCAAAAGTTAAAGCTCATCGAGCCTGAACACGAAGAACTGGACATTCCGGACGTCAAGTTTTCCTCCATTATCAATCTACCGTCCAATGATTTCCAAAAAATTATCCGCGACTTGAATAATATTGCAGACAAGTTGGAGATTAAGTCAGTAAAGAATCAGCTCATCTTTAAATGTGTGGGGTCTTTTGCGAATGTAGAGATTATTCGTAGTGAATCCGATGGAATGGGGTTCATTCAAAAAAACAACAAGGTTATTCAAGGAGAATTCTCTCTCAAGAACTTGAATTACTTCATCAAATGCACCAATTTGTGTAATCAGATTGAAATGTACATGGAAAATGACTTGCCTCTTATCATTAAATACAATGTAGCTTCTCTCGGAGAAATCAAGTTAGGATTGGCTCCGTTACCCAGTACAAACTAAGAACAATTGACTACTTCGTCAAAATGATTAATTTTTTGTACAAAAGACAAGATATCTTTTTCTACGGTTATCGCGGGCGTCCATGCGGTTTCTATATAATTTGGATGATTGCCTATACTGATGCATGCCGTATAACTCTGGTTGTGTTGGTTCACTTTATAACTGTAGTAATCCAAGAGACACACTTTTGTCTCAAGATTATGTCGTACTCCTTGAAGAAACCATATGGGTGGAGTGAACGGATAACTCTGCCAGTATTTAATATTTATCTTAATTTCTATGAAATAGTCTAAATACTCGTTTATCACCTTATTTAGCTCGGCCGGCAAGCTAAAGTTGACATAGGGACTAGTTTTTGTAAAAGTAATGGTTAACAAAATAGAATCAGACTGAACCGTCTTTTCAATGTTTATTTTTTCATACGCTTTGTTGAGTTGATAAAAGTCGGCCAGGTCCACTAGACCAAAATCTTTTTCAAATCGCGGAAGACGTGTCACACTCATTTTCACTATAGATTAGAATACTTATTTAAAGGAGTGTCAATTTTATTCGCCTGTTTATTCGTTCCCATGTTTCTTAAAAAGACATCCTTTTTTATCCAAATCTTCAATGTCTACAAACACATTGTGGTTTAAAAAATCGCAGCTTTTCATCCATATTTTAATAATACAAAAAGATTTTTTCGGAGACAAACTGATTCCCATGATATTGTCTGCAATCTTGGTATTGGTCGTGAGGGTATTTCCCATGAGCCGGAAGAACAAAGTTTTCCATACCTTCTCCACGTGTTTGTTGTAGACACGGAACGAAAATCCACCGCCTTCCCGATTGGATTCATCTTCCCACATGGGCTTGATTTTGTCACGCATGACAAATAAAATGGTTTTCTTGATAATCTCAAAAGGAACTTCATTAATCATATGAATTGCATCATAGACTGTTTTGATTTCCATGATTTTATAATAACTTTCATATGACCAATCGGTCGTATTTTGTAAATGAATATAAAACCCCCATTTAGATGACAGTTTATATTCATTTTGGGAGTCCATCCTATAGTATAAACGAACATTTTATATTTATTTTTATTTTACTTCATATTGTTTTAAAGTAGTTTCTGGATTTGGACCAAAGACAAAATAAAGGAGAACCGTCGTATAGGTATAGAAAATAAGAGGTAAAAAGACAATTATCCAACTGATAATTTCCATCCCGGAAACACACAACAATTGTAAGAAGAGAATCACGACAAAATAACAAATAAATTTCACAAAGGCAAGTTGAGGATTATTATAATAGAGTTCATAGATGACTTCAAACAAGAGAAACATGATGAACAATACGGCAGGAACGCACAAAGTTTCAATATACATATATAAAGAAATGATATTTATTTATGGATGGACCATCCTATAGAGACGATTATGAGACAAACCAATTATACCCGTGAAGAAGCGGTCTTGTCTCTAGACCGAAACAAGACGGTAGAAGCCTGTATCAAAGAATATTTGGGTGTCTCTGAAAAGAAAGAAGAAGTCGTTTCGGTGAATCAAGGCATTTTTAAATCGTTACGAGACTTTATAGATAAGTCAAGTTAAACCTTTATCTCTAATTGTATCTTTATTCTCTTACCCAGTACAATAAAAAGAGTATCATTAGGATGAAGACATATATTTATTTTTGATAATAGACGGAATCAGTTTATGTTCATGTACTTCCAATTTCTTGAAACACTTGTTGATGGTGACTTCGCTAATTTTACTAATCAGATTGATGGATTTTTTAGAAATATTCAAATTACATTTTTGACAGACAAAATACACAATGCCCGCTGAGATAGAATGCGGCGTATTCTCGGGTATAATTTTTTGGGTCTCCACCATATTGGCGATAAAGAGACAAAGCGTCGTCAGTTCTTGATTGATAGAGAGCTTGCTACAGTATCTGTTGATAAAGGAAGAGGGTTTTGTATTATGCAGAACCGTCTTGTCTTCTTCTTCTGATTCAATATCGTTTAAAATACCCAAAGCATTTTTACATCCTCGTGTAGCACTGGTATTGTCTAACTTAAAGATGGTTGCAATTTCTTTGGACGTCCGCGGATTGTTATTACTACTACATGCGATATAGATAGAAGAAGCCAACAAACCATCTCGGTTGATACCGCGGTAGGTCTTGGTTTGGGATATCTTGTCGTAATAACGTATCGCATCGTCTATGATGATTTTTGGGATTCCTGCGTTACTTGCTAGAATACTAATAATTTGAAAATCATCATATTTTGACTTTTCTTTGTAAGGCATGGACTGCCATTCGGTATACCTCCGAATTTTGCGCATTTCATAACTGGAACCAAATCCACAGACAATTTTACATCCGAAAGAAGACTCTCTTAGAAGAGGATTGACCGGCATACCACATCGGGTGGGGTCTACTGAATTACTATCATCTGCTCCATAAAATCGCCATTCTGCACCAAAATCCAATATTTCTTTGTCTATTTTTCCACAGGATGAATTAGAACAGCATTTGAACCCCTCTTCTGAAATAAAGACAAGCTCTCCACAGTTTTTACAGACGCCCTCTTTTTCCGAAGAATACACACATTCCAATTCCTCTTTCTCGTCAAATAAATTCCAAATCTCTTTGGTGGTTTTATCCTCGTGATTTTTCTGTGTCTTCATCGTCTTCATCTCTATACTAATTAAGATATACATCAATTTTTATTTTATTTATTTATACTAAATGGGAAATACATTTTCTTCTCCGAATGAACCTACGGATATCAAAAGTCTATTCACTCATATTGATGACATTGCGATTCACTATATTCTGAAACAAAATACAATTGATTTGTTACGATTAACCGACAAGGAATATTATGATAATTTAATTGTCCTAGTCAGTAACTTATTTGATAGACGATTATCTGACATGGAAGTAGGTTCAATCTATCAACGAATCTTTCCTGAGACCGTTCAAAGTGCAGTACTTAGTCTTTTACCTACAACGGGTAAAGTAAAAGACAATATGATTAATAGTATTTCTAAGTTTTACATTAAAATTATGATGATATTTAGTGCGATTGTAGCCACGATTGACCCCCAATATTCATACGAAGATGACAATGGAACCAAACAGCTCTTTTACTTGAAAGATATTCACTCCTATAAAAATATTCCTAAAAATGTTCAGCCTATGGTGCATCAACTCACGAATCCCATGAATCTATGTAGAAAGCGTATTTCTATTCTTAGAAATAAATTGGATGTTTCTGACCCTGATTTTATTACCATTAATCCAGGTGAAAAAATATGTTCTACAGAAAGTACGCATCATTTGACCGATGAGATTGGAATCAAAGAATTAGACTTGTTATACTACGACATCTTTGATACCAAATCCAAAACGTGGAAAAGTAGAAGCAAAGAGATGGAACAAAAATACAAAGAAGATTTAAAAAAGTTTTACATGGTTTTTACGGGTAAATCAGAAGTACCTGATAAGATAAAAAGTTTTAAAGACATTGAATTGTTTGACTTCCAATCTATCGGGTACTGCAAAGATAATTTATTTACGCATGATTTTATCATTTCCAAAGACAACCAATTGATAATTCGTTACAAAGAACAAGTTGAACTACTGGAACAAAGTACTATGAAGTATCGTACAGAATTAATCGGAATTATTAAACGAATTTTTTTGACAAAAATAGAAAATGAAAATACCTCTTATACGATACGTCCCAGTCTAAGCCTGGAGAACATATTACAAATAGAGAGAGACACAAGAACTACCATCATTGATTTGTATACCAACTGTGAAAAATACTTTATACGAGCTCTTCTGATTTTTGAAGAACTCTACGACGCACAGAGTAAATTGGTGAATGAATCTAGAATGAACTATTTAGAAAATAGACCGTTGTATAAAGATAGCCTCATACATTCAAATAATCCAAATTGGATGAATGAATCTAAAATAGTTCCCGTTTTCCCTCAGACGATGCCTGAGATAAAGGATAATACTTCAGATAAAGATAATACTTCAGACAAGGATATACTACCTGTTGCAACGTCTATATATAATAATCAAGCGTTTTCTATGAATCAGGGTTCTACAAAAGAACCTTTCATGAATCCATCAGTACCTTTTACTCAACCTCTACCTGAAACACAACCCGTACCTCAGCCCGTACCTCAGCCCGTACCTCAGCCCGTACCTCAGCCCGTACCTTTTACCCAGC